TTTTCTTGGATTAGGTACTGATAGATTTAACGCACTTATCAGTATAGCAGAAAGCAAACTGGCGATGCTTGGTAATGAGATGACTATTTTCGATAGCACTACAAGTTCTGCTGGTGATAATGTTAGAAAATTTGCTGACAATTTAAAAACATATTTCGTTGATGTTTTAGGCAAAAGCAATGAAGAAGCTAACAATTTATTAGATGCTTACAACGCATTATTCACAGCACCAGAACGAGATGTTACAGATATTGGTAGTCCATTAGAAGCCTTCAAACAACAATTTGTTGATATTAATAAGTTAATAGAAACTAACACTGTTAATGCTATTAAGAAAATGGAAGATGCTTTAGTTGATTTCGTTACTACAGGTAAAGCAAATTTCAAAGATTTAGTTAGGTCAATCATTGCTGATTTAGCACGTGTGCAAATACGGAAAGGTTTGACTGGTATGTTTGGTGATTTTTTTGGTATTGAGGGTAGAGCTACTGGTGGTGCAGTAGCAGCAGGTCAACCATATATGGTCGGTGAAAGAGGTGCTGAATTATTTGTTCCTAATCAATCAGGCACAATCATACCTAACAATAAACTTGCAGGAGCAGGTGGCATCACTATCAATCAATCGGTTAATTTTGCGACAGGGGTACAAGACACAGTGAAGAACGAAGTATTGCAATTACTACCAGAGATAGCAGAAACCTCTAAAGGAGCTGTACTAGAAGCTATGAATCGTGGTGGTAACTTTAGAAGAGGAATGAGATGATTATAGATATACCAACCAACCATAATTTTGCGACAGTTAAATTTACGCTGAATAGAAACATCGCAACCTCAAGGTCAGCTTTTACTAACAAACAAAGATTGCAAGAATACGATGGTGTGTATTGGTCAGCCGAAGTCACCTTGCCACCAATGAAAAGGGCAGATGCTTTGGAATGGACAACTTTCTTAACACGATTGCAAGGCACTAAAAACACCTTCTTATTAGGTGACCCATCGCACACTACTAATTTAGGTACTTATGATGGTGATTTTTTAATACGTTCTAACAGAATTGCTGGTGGCAGTGTCACTCTTAATTTCACTGCATCTACCAAAACACTCACTGATGCTAGTACAAGTGATTTCTTTGATGGCTCAGAAGCAGGCGATTTCATTTTAGTTGCAGGAGCAAGCAACGATGACAACAATGGGACATTTAAAATTACTTCGGTGACTAGCACTAATGCTGTTGTTGTCGATAGGGACATTGTTGATGCTACTAGCCAAAGTTGCACAGTCAATGAAAATGTCAAAGGCATCACAGGATTAAATTTATCAAGAATAAGCCCTGCTTCTGGCACTATTAAGAAAGGTGATTATCTAGCTCTGCACGATGCTGGCACAACTACATCTAATCCAGTGCAATACGTTTTGGCTGTTGAAGATAGTTCAGGACATGGCTATCAAAATTCCCTTTATGGTGTGCGTATCGAGCCTAAACTACGAGCAGACTTGCCCCACAATTATTACGTCAAATTCGCTAGTCCAAAAGGTCAATTTAGATTAGCTTCTAATCAAACTTCATGGTCTGTGAATGAAGCATCAATTTATGGTCTAGCATTTACAGCGATTGAGGTGATTAATGGCTAGTCGTGATATTCATGCTGACATCAGTGCTAGATTAGCTAATGATAATCATACGCTAGCCTTTGGTGTGCAATT